CGGTTCAAGGACCACAGGCAAGAGGAGCTAACCCTCGCCCAGTCAGAAGTGACTGGAGAAGGAATTCTAAAGAAGGACAGTCTACTAAAAAGTTTTATAAAGGTAGAAACTTCAACAACCGCAACGGACCCAAGAAACATCAGTCCAAGAAGCGATAAATTCCTTTCAATCTTAGGCCCTTACGTGGCGGCGATTGAGAAACTAGCTAAGCAATGCCCATACCTTGTCAAGGGACTCACTCCACAAGAGAGAGGACCGCTAATGGCAGAGTCTTGGAGGGGCGCGATTGTCGAAACTGACTTCAGTCGGTTTGACATGACCGTATCCCGCGATATGATCGTGCATGTCGAGCGCGCGTTGTTTAGGGCAGCCTTCCCTGAAGGTCTTCACCCTGAACTTGACTTGATTCTTCCAATGTTAGAAACCATGACTGGTTTCACTGACTTAGGAGTGTCATACTCAGTGGACGGCACCAGAGCTTCTGGTGACGCACACACGTCAATTGCTAATGGTTTCTTAAATCGTTTCATCATCTGGTCATGCCTCCGAAAGCAGGACCCCAAGACATGGTCATCCTTTCACGAAGGTGACGATGGTTTCATCAACTGTAATATTGATGCCGTCGATGATGTTGTTGCAAACTTAAACTTTGCACAGTTCCTAGGATTTAAACTCAAAGTCGTAGTTCCCCCGATTCCAGAAGTTGCAAACTTCTGTGGGAGATCTATTTGTTCAGGTTGTCACAGAGAGTTTTGTGACTTGCCTAGATCTTTTTCAAAGTTCCACATCACTGTCAAACAGGGTGACTTACGTTGCCTAGCTTTGGCCAAAGCTTATTCATACCTCTCAACTGATCCTCATACCCCAATGATGTCAGTTTTGTGTCAAGCTCTTATTGATCATCTCCAGCCCTTACTCTCATCAGGTAAGCAAAGGAGAGTTAATAAACAGTTTCGACGTTACGAAATCGCCAAGATTATCGCAGGTAAGAAGACCAGGAGTTTACCAATTCTCCCTTGTTGCCGGGCAGCTGTCAGTTTACAAACTGGGTGGTCGCCTAGCCTTCAGGTCGCTTTTGAGGACCAAGTGTCTCAGTGGGCTAACGGTGTTACATACATAGACCCCATTGCTGTTGACGATTATCAAGTCGATGGCAAAGGAGCTGTGTTCTACTAAGCGTAATCCCGATTTGGTCTCCGGGTA